TCCGTAACGCCTCTGCCACGCGCGTAACGTGACAGGGATTAAGGGTAAACTAATTGATTTTGCAAGTTTTTATTTTACCCAGCTTTCTTATGGGGCATACATGGGACACTTTCAGATAGTCTTTTGTTAAGGAGTTCTATCTGTTCGTGATTGTTGTCTTTCATCCATGCTCCGTAAACATTGAATACCATTTGTGCGTTTGTGTGGCCCATCTGGCTTGCGATAAAACTAGGATTAGCTCCTGCGGCAAGTGACCAGCATGCATAAGTATGCCTGGATTGGTACGATTTTCTGTGTCTCAGACCTGCGCGTTTTAAGATACTTGTCCATGACTCCCTGATGGAGTCAACCTTGTAGTGAGGTCCGGACAACTGCTGCTGTTTTGTTACCTGAGGACTAAAAACAAAAGTGCATTTATGCACAGCAGTTCTCCCATATTCCCTCTGCTTCACCTCTACAGAATGTTGCTTTCCAAGCATGGTCATTTCCGCCTGGCTTTTAAGAGCATCAATAGCTGGTTGAACCAGATGAATTGTCCTTCCGGTGCCTGCATCGGTTTTTGGTGGAGTGAATTCGCCAAGTTTTGTATAATTTCTACGGATGGTTATAGTCCTTGCTTTAAGGTCTATATCTTCCCATGCCAGCGATACCAACTCCCCGTGACGAATACCCGTGTATACAGCGAGAATCCACAGGTTTTTTGTTTGTTGATGACGGCAAGCCTCAATAAAACGAATAAATTCGTCACGGGTGAGAGGATCTGGTTTTACCTTGGACTTTTTTAAGGGAGCCAGACCGTTAAATGGGTTTCCTGAGGTATAACCATTATCTGTTGCAAATTGAAACATTCCAGCTATGGTTGTCATATAGTAGTTTACCGTGACCACTGAGCGCCCTTTTATGGAAGAAGTCTTTCCATTAGAAAGCTTTTGGTAACCGGTCAACAAATCTCTCCTTACGAAAAGTAAATCCTCTTTTGTTATGGATGAAACCAGTTTTTTTTCACCTAACATTGGTAACATGTTTTTAATTACTGACTGGTAACGGTTAAGTGCATTCGCACAAATCTCAATTTTCTTAAGGTCCAACCATTTTTCCGAAAGTGCCTTAACGGTTATCTCTCTTTTTCCCAGACCAAAGTGTTTCAGGTTAGGGGAATTAGGGAACTGCGCGGCGTAGTCGAAACTCCCCATTCTGATTGCAAAACAAACGGAAGTGCGAAGTTCACCAGCGATCTTCCGGTTTTTGGCTGTGTCAGGAACACCGAGGTTTTCTCTGACACGTTTGCCATTATAGTGAAACCATATACGGAGTGATCCTCCATGTTTTTCAACGCCTGTCGGGTATGATGCGTTACTCATTAAACCTCCCAGACGTCCAGGAGCATTAACAGGTTAACCGGAACTTGCATTTTTGGCACCTGGTTGTTTCTGGTTTTCGATCCATCGCATAATTTCTTCGATGTTGTACAGGCATTCACTGTAGTGCCCCGGATCACCTTCTACAGCGTAATGGCGGTATTCTTTTCCCTGCATCCATGACTTTCTTCTTGCCCGCTCAATGGTGCCAGGCTTTAGCCCTGTTGATGCAATGAGGACTCTCTCCGTACACCATTTGCTGGGGGTTATCTGATAGATGATTGTCTGCATGCCAACCTCATAAAATTTTCATCCACGGCAGTGGCACCACACGTCAAACATTCGCTTCACAACTTCACGACAGTAGAAGCCGTCAACATCTCGCGTCAGGTCATAGCGATTGCCGTAACGCTGGTGGACCCATCGTTCAAATGCTTTATTCATTCTTTACTTCCTTTTTATGGCTCGTAATTTTTTCAGGTGCTTTTCCTGCTCAGTGTCCGCGAGAATTTTGCGGTACTCCTGGTGGTCAATATGTTCGAACAGGCAGTTTAACTCACCAATGCGTACCCGCCCGGATCGTCCGTCCATCCGTCGAAAGAACACTGAGTGCTCAGTGATGCGAGTAATCACCACGGGGTATCCGGCTCTGTCCGTGTATATCTGACCGCGTTGAATCAAAGCGAACATGTGGTTATCCCCATCGACAAATCGAGAACACAACAAACGCTGCTGCGAATACCACCCCCAGAGTTACGATTGCATCAGGCCAGCTCATTGATTCACCTCCTGCCTGTCGTCCGGCATTCGCTCACTACAGCTTATCCAACCATCCGGAGTTACCGGAGAGCTGGTTGACGCTTCCGGGATTTTCCGAAAATTATTGGTTGACGAATCTTTATTTTCCCGAAAGTTTCCGGACTGAAGCATGGCTTCGCGGCAATCGTTCCAGCCTGTAGCGTATGCAGCCGCTTTGCTGCTGCCTTCAACTGGCGCATCCTGCCTATACATTTCTTCCGGCACTATCGGCGCTGGAGGGGCGGCAAATAGATATCCGCCAAAGTCAGGAAGCTCTCTAATGGCCTGTACGAATTTTTGTTTGCCTACGTCAACTCCTAATGGGTAATGAGCTATAATCTTTGCCACCGGCTCTGCTGCCAGTGATGCCAGCGCAATCCGTGCCAGCTCTTCCGCTTCTTCTGCTGGAAGCACAACGTTGCTACCCGGTCCGTATGTTTCGCGCCACTGCTTGATTGTCAGCAGTCGCTCTTTGGTTATAGTGGTCATGTGTTACTCCTTAACCCGCAGTGCTTTCAACTGATGAGGGGAACAAAATCTTTTCATCAAACCCTGCATTCATATCATGGACAGCAACACACCAATCCATCGACGAACGATTATCAAGAGCCTCCATGATTTCATCCATGCGGCGTAGGTCATACAGGTAAATGGTTTTATCGCCAATGGTGTAAAAACCAATTTTTTTTGGTAATGGACAGCGATCAAGAACGTCCTGTAATTCATTCAACCATGCCCGTTCTTTTTTTGTTAAAGTGGCCATATCACTCTCCTTTGATACGAATGTCAGCGACGCGTAATGCGTGTTCTAGGTCAATCAGGTAAAGCCAACTGCCATTTTCTTTAGGTATCATGACTTGTCGCTCATCTGCATTTATCGGGTGTCCATATCGAAGGTCGTAGCGAGTCGGTAATTGAACTTCCCGCGCTTCCAGTTCAGCAATACGCTTGCACCCATCAGAGATAACTCCCTCGTAATACTCGCGCTGCTCGTTGAGTTTTGATTTTGCTGCTTCAAGCTCAACGCGCAGCTTCCCAACCGTAAGCGCAATATCCTCGTTCTCCTGGTCGCGGCGTTTGATGTATTGCTGGTTTCTTTCCCGTTCATCCAGAAGCGCCAAGACGGTAGCCGGATTGGCTGCGGCGATGAATTCAGCATCACGAGATTCGTTTTCACTGAACACCATAGCTATTTGCTCATGGTTTATGCCGTCAGTGGAGTAAATCTCATCGTCGAATTCAACAGCCCACTTACCTTTCGTAGCCTTCTCTGCCGCCTCACGCAGTGCCTGATAGTCAATCTTGCTCACTGGCAGCCTCCTTTGCCGGGATTTCTAACTTTTGAGTGGTTGTATCAAATTCAAACAACTTAACCACGTCATCAAACAGGACATAATCACCATCAGGATCTTCAGTCATATCTGCGCCACAATCCTGACCGCACGAGTCGCAACCATCCATATCAAGCTCGTATCGCTTCAGGTTTGCGATATTTGATAAATTCAGCGCCAGTACAGCCAGGTCATAAACCTCTTCGGCAGTGACATCGCTGTTCAGTCCCATTTCATGGCGATATATGATTTTTTCTACTCGTTGTTTTGTGATCGTCATTTTTCTCTTCACTCCGATATACAAGGATTACTACACCCCCTCTGCTGATTGCGCGAGCTGGATCCCCTGGTTCCATGCCGTCAATTCCGAAGGCTTCGGAAAACGCATTCATTGCCTTCTGGCGTTCATCCTGCTTACGGCGTTTATTCCATTTTTTCAGGAACAACAGCGACAGCCACCGTCTGCTGCAGAACACGATGTAAAAATAACCAAGGAGCGCCAGGCCGACATTCAGGGCCGTTTCTATGGTTAGTTGTGAGTCAGTTGCCATTTCTTACCTGTTTAAGTAACTGGTTGAACATAACACTGAAGTGGCACACTGAATTTGGCCACCTGAACAGAGGTGATATGCTCACCTCAGAACAACACAGGTGCTCCAATGAAAAAAAGAAATTTTAGCGCAGAGTTTAAACGCGAATCCGCTCAACTGGTTGTTGACCAGAAATACACGGTGGCAGATGCCGCCAAAGCTATGGATGTTGGCCTTTCCACAATGACAAGATGGGTCAAACAACTGCGTGATGAGCGTCAGGGCAAAACACCAAAAGCCTCTCCGATAACACCAGAACAAATCGAAATACGTAAGCTGAGGAAAAAGCTACAACGCATTGAAATGGAGAATGAAATATTAAAAAAGGCTACCGCGCTCTTGATGTCAGACTCCCTGAAC